TGCTGGGCGGCAACGCCTATCTGGAGGGCGTGGACGGCGCGGACGGGATGCCCGCCGAACTCTATGCGCTGCGGCCCGAGCGCGTGACGATCGAGGCGGACGCGAAGGGGTGGCCGAGCGCCTTCGTATATCGGGTGGGGGGCGCAGTGACGCGCTATCCCGCGTTCGACCGCGAGGGGCGACCGGGATTGTGCCACATCCGCACGTTCAATCCATTGGACGATCATTATGGGCTGGGCTGCCTGGGCGCAGCGCAGGGCGCGATCCAGACGCACAATGCAGCTTCGAAATGGAGCACCGCGCTGCTGGAGAACAGCGCGCGGCCGAGCGGCGCGCTGGTTTACGAGCCTGCGGACGGATCGACGCTGAGCGCGGAACAGTTCGAGCGGCTGAAGGCCGAGATGGAGACCAGCTTTACCGGAGCGGTGAACGGCGGACGGCCGATGTTGCTGGAGGGAGGGCTTCGCTGGCAGCCGATCAGCCTGACGCCCGCCGAGCTGGACTTTTCGGGCGCGAAAGCGGGGGCGGCGCGCGAAATCGCGCTGGCGTTCGGCGTGCCGCCGATGCTGCTGGGGCTGCCGGGCGACAACACCTACGCCAATTATGCGGAGGCGAACCGCGCGCTTTGGCGCCTGACGCTGCTGCCGCTGGCGGACAAGCTGGCGGACGCGCTGACCGGGCACTTCCGCCACTGGTGGCCCGAAGTGAGCGTGCGGATCGACCGCGACCAGATCCCGGCGGTGGCCGCCGACCGCGCGGCGCTGTGGGCGCAGGTGGGCGGTGCGAGCTTCCTCACCGATCTGGAGAAGCGCCGGATGCTGGGGATCGATGGGGAGATGGCGGCATGAGCAATGTGGATGCGAGCCCGATGCTGGCGGGACTGATCCGCCAGGCCGAGCAGGAGGGTGCCGATCTGGTGACACTGCGTGCGGTGGTGGAGGAAGCCTCGCAACTTGGGGCGGAGCGCGCGTGTCGGCGGCTGGGGCTGGACGACGGCGGTGCGCTCGCGGACATCGTGGAGATGCGCGCGACGCTGGCGGGCTGGCGCGACGCGCGCAAGGCGGCGTGGAACGCAGCGGTTACGTGGACGGTGCGCGGGCTGGTGGCGGGGCTGCTGGCGGCGATCGCGGTCAAGCTGCATCTGGCCGATCTGGTGCGGCAGTGAGTGCGGCGGCGGCCGGGCCGGTGCGCGTGGCGGGCTATGCGAGCGTGTTCGACGTGCCCGACAAGGGGCGCGACGTGGTGCGCAAGGGCGCGTTCGCGCGCGCGGTGGCGGTGGCGGGCGGCGTGCCGTTGCTGTGGCAGCATGATGCCAAGCGCCCGATCGGCCGGGTGGAGATGCTGGCCGAGGATTCGCGCGGCCTGCGCGTAATCGCGCGGCTGGCGGACGGGAGCGGGCAGGCGGCGGAAGCCGCCGCACTGCTGCGATCGGGCGCGGTGGCGGGCCTGAGCTTCGGATACCGCGTGCGGGCGGGCGGTGCGCGCGATCCGAAGACCGGCGTGCGCGAGCTGACCGATCTGGATTTGCTGGAGGTTTCGCTGGTGACTTTCCCGATGCAGCCGCTCGCGCGGGTGCATGCGGTGGAGCCGCCTGCCGGGGCGTGACGATTTGGTTCAATGGGAGACGAGCAATGGACTATCAAGTGAAGGCGGACGGTCTCGAGGCGAGCTTCGGCGCGATCGAGGCGGCGGGTTCGGGGACGAGCGTGGCGGACGAGGTTGCGGCGCTGCGCGGTGAGGTGGCGCGGCTGGGCAAGGTGGCGGACGAAGCGGCGCGCGCTGCCCGGCGTCCGGCGCTGGAGGCCAAGGGCGCGAGTGCCAAAGCGGTGACCGAGCGCGATCCTGCGATGGCGGCGTATCTGCGCAAGGGGATCACGACCGGGCTGGAGACGAAGAGCTTCGCCGAGACAAGCAACAGCGGTTCGGACGGAGGCTATGCGGTACCGTTGCAGATCGATGCGATCGTGCAGGAGACGCTGCGCGACATCTCGCCGATCCGCAAAATTGCCAATGTGGTTCAGGTTGGCAGTTCCAACTATCGTCGGTTGATCACGCTGAACAATGTGGCTTCGGGCTGGGTGAGCGAACTCGATCCGTCGCAGCAGGCTTCGACTGGGACGGTCAAGTTCGGCACGATCGCGCCGCCGATGGGCGAGCTTTATGCCAATCCGAGCGCGACACAGGCAATGCTGGACGACAGCTTCTTCGATCTGGAAGGCTGGCTCGCCCAGGAGATCGGCCGCGAGTTCGCGCGTGCCGAGGGTGCGGCGTTCGTCAACGGATCGGGTGTGAACCGTCCGCTGGGGTTCCTGACGAGCCCGGCGAGCACGGCGGCGGATAGCGCGCGCGCCATCGGCACGCTGCAATATATTACCACGGGGATTAGCGGGGCGTTCCCGACCCAGACGGCAACGGTGTTCCCGCAAGATACGATCATCAATCTCATTCACTTGCTGCGGCCCGCCTACCGGCAGAATGCGAGCTTCGTGATGAACACGCAGACGCTCTCGGCGATCCGGCGGATGAAGGACAATTATGGCGGGTTCAGCTGGACGCCTTCGATGGTGCCCGGTCAGCCCGACATGTTGTTCGGCTATCCGGTGGTGGACTGCGAGGACATGCCGACGATCGCGCCGGGAAGTTTCTCGATCGCGTTCGGCGACTTCAACGCGGGTTACATCATCGCGGACCGGCTGGACACGCGCATCCTGCGCGATCCGTTCACCAACAAGCCGTTCGTCAACTTCTACGCAACCAAACGGGTTAGCGGATGCGTGGCGAACAGCGAGGCGATCAAGCTGCTGAAGTTCGACGTGAGCTGACCGGTCTGGCCTTTGCGGCCAGGCCCCTCCGCCCTTCGGGCACCTCCCCCAGAGGGGGAGGACGGGTTCCGGACGGGGTTTCCCCTGCCTCGTTCCGATGACTGCGCCGCCGGGCTTTCCGGCCCGGCGGCGCTTTTTTACGCGCATGCGATGGAGTTCGGCCGATGGCGCTTGTGTTCAGCGACAATTTCACCGGCGTTTCGGGCACCGCGCTGAACGGGCGCACGGGGACGGGCGGGAGCGGCGCGTGGACGGGCTTCGGCGTGGCGGCGGCGGATCAGAACGGTCTGAAGATCAACGCGGTGAACCAGGCGCGGGTGGCGACGAGTAACGGGTGCCTGGCGCGCGTGGAGACGGGGGCGGCGGACCATTATGCGAAGGCGGCGCTGTATGTGAACACGGCGGTGGCAGCAGTGGCGGTGCGCGCGACCGATCACCTCAATTTCCTTGGGTTCCGGATCGTCAGCAGCACGCAGGTGGAGCTGTTCAAGCGGGTGAACAGCGCCACCGAAGGGAGCGTGGTGAAGGTGACGGTGGGCGCGATCACGCTGCCCGCGACGCTGGAGCTGCGTGCTTCGGGAAGCAATGCGCTGCTGTTTTTGAACGGTGCGCAGGTGGGCGCGGCGGGGGGATATGCGATCGACCCCGCGATCCCGGCGAGCACGAAGGCTGGGCTGTGGGGCAAATCGAGCGCGACCGATCCGCTTGCGGACGATTTCGAAGCCGGGACGCTGGCGACGGCGCTGACCCCGGCAGCCGGGCGCGGGGCGGGGCGCGACCGGGGACAGGGGGTGGCGGTGGCGCTGGGGCTGGCCGCGGCGGGGGCGCGCGTGCCGGGGCGCGCGCAGGCGGGCGCGCTGGCGGCGGCGGCACCGGCGGCGCTCGTGCCGGCTTCGGCCCGGGTGCCGGGACGCGGTGGCGCGCCGATTGCGGTTGGTCAGGCTAATGCAGCGCTGGCGCCGGCGGCTGGGCGCGCGAGCGCGCGCGCGCAGGCGGGTGCGGTAGGACTGACCCTGGGGATTGCGGCGGCGGGCGGGCGTAGCGCGGGGCGCGGCGGAACGGCCTCTGCGGCGATCCAGATCGGCATCGGACTGACGAGCGCGCGAAGCGCGGCGCGCGGCGGCATCGTGACGGCGGGGCTGGTGCTGGCGCTCGGCCCGGCAGGGGCGCGGAGTGTTGCGCGCGGCGGGGCGGCGGCGCTGGCGGGCGCGGCGCAGGTGGCGGCGGCGGGCGCGCGTGTACCGGGCCGCACGGGTGCGGCGATGCTGGCGGTTGCGGCGGGACTGGTGCCAGCGGGATCGCGTGTGGCGAGCCGTGCGCAGG